GCCACAGCCAGCCCGACCAGGTCGAAGGGGGGCTCGTAAACTGTGATTGCGGTAGTGTCGGCATGGGTGGCCCCGGTCGTACCGTTGATGCCACGCTCGATGGTGAGGGTGCGGTTAATATGGACCGCCGTATTGTTGTTGTGGGCCGCCAGGACGGTCCCATTATGAGCCCGCTCGACGGTGAGATCGTTTCCACTGACGGCCTGCACGTACATCTGCTCGGACTCAACGCGGATGACCTCGCCTGCGATGACGCCATGGCTCCCGTCTACAGTCACCGTCACTCCTGAGTCACTTGCCGTCAGGGCACCATCGGTCAGGATCGTACCACTCAGGGCGGCAAATGCTTTCTCCGAGACGAAGAGCTGCTCCGAATCGATAAGCATGGTATCGCCGACAAAGACGAGGGAGCCATCGGAGATGATGAGCGTAGTCTCGGTCGCGTTGATGCCCCCGGAGTCGTCTATGGTCCCTGCGCTGCGGGTGTCCTCGCTATAGCCCCACCTCCCCAGGACGGAGATGGATCTCTGGGGTGTATCGCCAGACTCAAAGGCCGCCGTGCTGGAGTGGTCGATCTCAATCCGGTCCTTGGGAGTCCGATTGTTAGGCTCTACAAAATAGTCGCTGGAGGATAGGGTGGTCGGGCTGCTGTTCTGGGCTTTGGTCTTCAGCGTCGTGACGACGAGAAGATCCTGATCAACCCAGAGGATAGAGGATAGACCAGGTTGAGGCCGCGGCCAGCTATAGAGCCTCGTCTCAGTCCGGGGAATAAAGAATCGGTGGGTGACCCACTCAAGACGCCGAGCGACGCCCTCGATGATGCGGTCTATCTGCGGGTCGTTAGTCGCGCCCTTGATCCTGCCGGCGCGTTTGACAGCCTCGCGGCTGCAGAGCCAGTTCGTCATCGCCTTCGCTCCCCTTGCTTTCCCAGATTGCTCAGGCTTCGGATTTCAGACTAAGAAGGTATACTGATGCCCTGCCCCCCTGTCCAGCGGTAGTTACCCATTGGGCAGTTGCGGCCCCCGTCCGCCCGTATCTCCAGGAGATCCCCGTCGATGGGGCAGGCGACCGGGGGATCCATAGCTTGGCGGGCGTATCCCCGGTTCTCCTCCAGGATCCCGGTCAACTGCTCCCAGCTCATACGCTTCCAGCTTCTCCGTCGCTACTTATAGCCTGGAATGCATCCTTGATCAGTGCGGCCTCCGCCGGGAAGACAGCGTAGGCCGTCTCCTCCACCTTCTTCAGCAGCCAGCGGTGATCCCCCTCGGCGAGGGTGATGTGTCCATCGGTCACCTGTTGTATGCATTGGCCGATGCTGCGGATGCGCTCCGAATCGTCCATCGATTTGGCAACGAAGCTCTGGGCAGTTTGGGGGTTCCGCGCCCGGAGGAACCGCACTAGCACGTCCTGGGTCCACGCCTGAAACGTACCAGGACCGTCGCTGTTCGCGAGCAGGAGCGGTTCGCCGAAGGCGTCCACCATAAGCTCATTGCGGATTATGACTGTTTCTTTGGCCATCTTCCTCTCCAGTTTCCGGCGCTCCCGCCGGGTCAATGTGACCACTAACTCGCACTGGCTATCGCCCTCATGCGGAGCCCAATCGTGCGAATAGCCGTCTGCTCGTCCGATGTGAGCTGGCTCCAAACACTGACAACCCTCCCCGGTGGGGCCGCCACCTCTTCCCTGGCTCCATCATCCCAGACGATATAGGACGTGTCACACCTGACATCGATCACCCTGCCATTGCTATCGTATAGGAGGGTTGCGGTCTCGACTGGGCGTGCTACCTTGACCAGTGCCATATCATGCCTCCGATATAATCCCTGCCATCTCCAGTTGCCGATGAAGGATTGCATTCTCCTTTTCGAACGCTGCCAGTCGATGATCGACCTCCTGGAAGCCCTTCACCAGGGCGGGCACCAGGTGGTCGTACTGCACGAACCAGCGGCTCGTATGCTCCGCGCACTCCTGCCCCGTCCGACATACCGGGCACCCGGGATCAGGTGCGTTGATGATCCAGGGCGCCACGTCGATCATCTCCTGCGCCAACATCCCTGTGAAACGCCCTCTCCGGTTCTGCTCGCTGAGCCCGTTCCCATCGGGGTCGGCCCAGGCGAAGTCCACCACGCGCATCCGCCGGAACATCTCCGTTGCGTTGATAGTGGAATCCTCGATGTCTTGCTTGAGGCGTACATCCGAGGAGGTTGTGATGGTCTGATTGCCGATGTAGTGCGTGACGGTCCCACTCCCGCTCGTGGCCTCGCTGATTAGAGCGTCCGTGGAGGTACTATTGATCCGGATGCCTCCGTCGAGCCTGGTCACACCAGCGTCCACCCAGAGGGAGAGGTTGTCGGTGCCTCCCTCAGTCGGCGCATTCTGGATGTACACGGTCGCCGCGTTCGTTACGGTCCCCGTAGCGTCGATGGCCGGCTCGGTGAACCGAGCGGTAGTCACGAGGGGCGCGGTCCCACTGGGGATTGTAGTGGGGAGACCTGGCGCAACATCTAGGTGGTACCAGTTGGTGTCCGCCGGGGCGGACCGGCTCATGGAGCCGATGAGGATGCCAGCATTGGTAGTTACGCTCCGCCAGAAAGCCCAGACGTTACTGGCGGAGTCCAGCACGAGCGCATAAGCCTGGTCATTGCTCTCAATTCGGAAGTCGATGTCTGCGCTGCCCTCGTTGAAAATGGTTGCGCCGGCGGAGCTGTCAAATCGCATATACTCCTGCGAGTTGCCGCCCGTGTTGGCGTAGAAGGCGATATCACCGCTGGCCGTAACATCGGAGATCATCAGCGAGTTCGCCGGGAGCGCCCCAGTGACCGGGGTCCCTATAAGGACGCTTGAGAGGGCCGTATTGGCACCCAACGAGGTGGACCGGTTCAGGATAACCCCATCGCCGTCAGTTCCCAACCCAAGAAGGCCATCGTCGGCAATAGTTATGGTCTTGTTTGTGAGAGTTTGAGTGGCAGCGAGCATTGCGAAAGTATCACTGGCCACGTCGGGCAGAGTATGACTGCGGACCGTACCGCCACTGCCCAGGCGCATCTTTACGACGCCAACGTCGTCGGCGGAATAGTGGAAGCCCACGTAGGAGTCCCGGTCAGCATCCAGCGTGGCCACCATCGGCTGACTCAGGCCGTCGAACATTCCGAGGTCCACACCGTCTACTCCGGTGCCCACCACGAAGATGGGCACTTCCGCTCCGCTGCTGGGGAGATCGAGTGCCACCACCTTCGCGTTAGCGTCCGCCTCCTCCCAGAACATACTGGCCGGGGCAAACTGGAGTTCAATGCCTTGGGGGAGGACGAGCTTGCTGGTGACAGTCAGGGCGCCGACCTCTCGGACCTTGCCGTCAGTGCCGACCCCGAGGACTGCGCCGCCTCGCTGAGTGGTCATTTGGATTCTCCTCTAATGGTTACCGCCTACCGCCAGTAGACGTGTACCTCGCCCTTTTTTGCGTTGCCAGCGTTGCTGACTACACAATCCAGCAGGCTGTGAGTAATGATGGGCAGCAGGGCGGTCGTCGATCCGACGGTCTGCTCAGCTCGTGGGAAGACGTCCTCGACGTTGGACGTGTGCCGATTGGCCAGGAGCCCCTGAGCCAAATCTACGCTGTCCTCGTCCTTGAGGAGGATGTCGTAGTTGGCCGTCGGCGCCGAGGATCCATCGGGATCGGTGACAATCCTGACGATCTCACCAGAGATCAGAGGCGTCGCTCCCCCGCTTACGTCTCCCGAGGCATCGGAGGTCCAAGCGTAGGAGGTCTTCTTGACCGACCCGAATCTAACCTCCGAGATGGTTACACTTCCAGCCATTGACTATCTCCTAGCTATCAATTGCTGGCAAGACGTATCCGCTCGCCGTATTACTGGCTGTGCCAAGATTGTCGAACTGCCGCACCCCGTCAGCGTCTATCAGGACTTCCCCAGAGGTATCGGCGTGTCCGATGCGGTTGTGGGCTATGAGGCCACTGTTCGCGGTCGTGTCGCTGTCAACCAGTAAGTCTCCAGCCGTATTCAGCCGGTAGATGTAGTTCCGCAGGATGCGACAGGATGTCAGATCTTTGCCTGATGCTACACCTATAATCGCGTTGCTATCCTGTATCCCCAACTCGATGAAATTGTCATTCATCACCAGGAGGTCGAGATCCTCCCGAACTGTGATGAAATTGACGCACGCTGTGTCTACGTCGGTTGCTACGCACTCCGTCACACTCAGCCCGTCACAGGCGTTGGCGGATGCACTGGTGCGGATGCAGGTGAGGAAGTTCTCCGCGGTGGTGTTCTGTTTCCACTCGCACCGATGGAACTCCGCCGAGGCTGCCGACACATCAATCGCCACCGTTATATCGGCATGGCCTGCCGAGAAGATCACATTCTCCCACCTGACATTTGCTGCGGACACCGCTATGGACACCGATGCGCCAGCATCAAGGAGCAGGGTTGGCCTTGCGGTTCCACGCCCCAGCCCGATGATGGTTACCCCTGCTACGTCACAGGTGATAGCAGATGCCCCTGTCAGAGTCTCGCTGTGTCCTGCCATCACGTAGATGACATCGCCGTTGTTTGCAGTACACTGACCAATCGCTGAGTCAATCGTGGTGAACGGAGCGTCCGGGTTGTTGCCAAAGCCCGCACTCGTTCCACCCGTGGAAGAGCCCGAGTCCACGAAGAAAATGTTGCCTGTAGTTACTGACTCGTTGACTACCGTAAATACGCCACCGCTTGCCTTGCGTACAAATAATTCCGTCTTCGCCATTTCTTCCCCTTTCGCTTTTCGGGATAAAAACCCTTGTTGCGACCTACTCGCTCACGACCGGCTTCCGCATCATTGCATCAACCGGCGGGGACTGGATCCCCCTCATCTGTGCGCCGATTGCGGAGATGGCGGGATTGTGTTCTCCACGCGCTTGCTCCTCCGAGAAGGCCAGGGCGGTCTCGTCCATGGGGCAGCCACACCGGCTGCAATTAGCCGGGCTGCCAACCTTCACGAGCGTCCCTGCTTGATCCTTCTCCGCCTCGTAGCTCCGGCTACAGTGCGGGCACTGGTAGTGGAGCAACCCGTTGATCTCTTTCATACGCATCGTAGTCCCACTCCTCCCTTATATCCTCGAATACCCACATTAGGACGCCGCAGAGCTTGCAACGTGGATTGTGAGGAGTGCCGTCGTAAGCGGCGCTCCATCGAGCCTTACAGTTACCGCAATGCAGCGTCCCCTCCTCGTCTATCGTCGAAATGCTGACCAGGTAAGACGGTGGGAGATCTCCCCGCCTCCGGGCTAGTCGGACCTCCCACCAGACCGCTACATCCCTGGGCCACTCGCCCGTTACCTCTCGCCAGATCAGAGCTTTGGCTCTGATACGGTTCAGCTCCTCGGGCGGGAGGTATTCCATCACCGGGTGTGTCCAGGGGATTTGAGCCAAGTCGGGCAGAGCCTCGTACTCCAGGATCTTCTCCCACCAAAAGGTGATCGGTATGTCCCCCGGAATCTCCCGCTTGTTACCCACTATGACGGTCGGCACCCTAGCACCTCGGCCTATGTACCCGTATCGACGTACACCTGGCTCCCGGTGGAGGCCGCACCCTGTAGCTCCTTCTTGGGGTAGGCGTACCCATACAGCACCATTACGGCGGCAATGTTGTCCGTCCCGCTGTCCCCGCCCTCCGCGCAGTAGAACCGGACCACGTTGAAAAGCGAGTCGATGTCGAAATCCTCGGACCGGGCTTCAATGATGACGAAGTCACCATCCGCGTCGATGGGGTTGTCTGTGTCGTAATTGCCGCCGGAGGCATCCGTGGTGAGATCCTTGACGCTGCCGCCTGCCGTACTTGTGGCCTGCTGTAGGCGGCATTCATCCAGGTCGTCGCTGGAGTTCCACGTTCCAAGCACACACCAGGCCATCACCCGGGCAAAGTTCTGCACACTTTTGTAATCCGTCTGGGCGTTGGTCGCCCCGATATCCTGGCGCCCTGGCTCCCCGTCCGAGCCGGCTATATTGTCCAGGTCGTAAATGGTGCTATGTTCCGTCAGCCGATTGCTCACGTCGGTGCCTCCTATTGTTCAGGTCCGGGTCTTAGGCCGGCCTCACTAGGATCGCGTTGCTACGTTGATGTATGGGGAGAGGGTACTGGTGCCATTCCGCGGGGTGAGGGCTGATTCTAGCCACGGCCGACCATCCACACGCTGTATCAGCCGCCAGACTGTCCGGTCGTTAATGAACTGGACGTGGGGGCTGGAAGCCACCTCCATCGAGGCGCGGTCCCCGATGAGATACTGGCTAAAGTCCACGAAGTAGAGATCCCCGGCGGTCCCAAGTGTCTCGGCCTTTTCCGTGTAAATAATGGGCCGACCCAGGAGAGTCGTCGGCGGGGCGAGTGCCCCCGATGTATGCATGACTGGTGCTCCGCCAGTTCCCACGGCGAGGCTCATCACTAGCAATTGGGGGATGGTGTCATTGTGGGCCACCCATACGGCGTTCCCCATCGACTGCGGCAGCATCCGGGAGAACATCTTGATCACGTTTTCCCAGACGATGGTGGTGGCCGCTTGCCCCGTCTCCTTCGCAACCGAGACCAAGGCATCGGCCTGGAGAATCCCCACCGGCTGGCCGCCGCCTACGCCGGCAATGAAGGCGTCATCCTCAAAGTAGGCGAGGGCCTGGGGGAAGAGCTGCATCAGCAGCGCCTCCAGTGCAATCGCTGCATCCGTCAGCAGTTCGTTTGAGGACACGGTGTAGGCCGTGAGCTTCTTGGCATCTAGCCGCACCTGGCCGAAGGTGGGCTCATTCGTGGCGCTTGAAACATCCCCGCCTTCCGGCACCCAGGCGGCCGTCACTCCGCCGAAGACGTTGCTGGCGTGTGACGTATCCCTGATTGACGGCATCGATAGGGTCTGGCGACTCATCGGGATGACCGTCGCACGAGGCCGGACGACTGCCTGTTCCAGGGCCAGCATCATGAGCTGAGCCCTGAACTCCTCCGGGACGAGGAAGCCGCCCTGGTCCCCTTGGCCCTCGCCAAGGTTCTTGAGCCGGCTATCTGGGCTGTAGCTGCTATTCTTGTGATGCACCTTCTCGAGGAACTCGCCCACGGTCTTGAACGTACCCGCGACCGACATACTGTCGCCCTTGCCATAGCCAGCGATCTGCCGGCGGGCTCGTAAGTCCATGCCTTTGTACGCTGCGAGGTTGCCGGTGTCGTCGGTGTCTCCTCCCACGGGCAGGCGCCGGACAGGGGCCTTCAGGTCGATCCCCGCATCCTCGACGATCTTCTCCAGCATCTTCTTCTGCTGCTCGTGGAGCTGGCCCTGGAGATCCGGGTCGTGCTTGTTCGCCTCGTCACGGTAGGCCATGATGAAGGCTTTTGCGTCCGCTGGGCTGCCCAGCACCTTCGCAGCCCGGTCCTTGTCCTGGAGGAGTTCCTCCAGATCTTCCGAGGTGTGTGGGACGGCTTGAGTCGTTACCATTGCGCTATGACCTCCCGCAGATCTAGACTTCGGTGTTCCGGCGGCTCCTTGTCGTGCTGCTCGTATTGACGGGTGAAAAGGGCTCCCAGGGTCGCCTCCACTAG